CTGCTGCTGCTGCTGCTGATAAGGGTAAGGATAAGGTGGTGGTGGTGGTGGTGGGGATGGTGGCAATTGTACAGGTGGTGGGGATGGTGGTGGTGGTGCTGGAGCATTCCTATTGAATTTAATCACAGCATTCTGCGCTTCTTTTAATCTATTTTCGCTATCTGATAATATTTCTTCTGACGTTTTTGTTGGTATGGCTTTTGCAGCGTCTGACATATCTCCTCAATGTGATGTATCTATTATTGGGACGAAAAAATAAAGGTCAAATATTTATTCGAGAATCAATGTTGTTGGCACGAATATTGAGCATGGCTGGTGAATTCATATTAAAAGGAAAAAATATTAATAATATATTCCATATTTCGTGCCATGTTTTTGGGGTTTCAATAAATCGTGCTGTTGATACTGAATTTGAAAATTTGAAATTCAAATATCTTCGCGTAAATTTAGCATTACTTCGTGTTTAAGTATTTCTACTTGATCGAAAAGGGATGCTAGTATTTTTAATTTCTTCATCGTTTTTTTCCTGGGAACGACCTTTCCGCACTTCCATCTCGATGGACTTGAAGGACTTACATTCAAATACTGTGCCAAGATTACATTGCTACTTTTCCCCTCAAGGATATCCAACCCTTGTTTCGCTTTCGATACCAAATTGCATATTTTTTCCATTCCGTATGTTGGCATGATTTTTAAAAAAATCAACTGCTTCTTTTCCTCCTTGACAGTGTTTATCATATGCTATAACCTGGTATATACTAGAGGGGTAGAAAATCATGAGTGCATTAGATGAATTAGAGGATTTCGATTTTGATATTTGCGAGGAAGTAAAAAAATGGATAGAGGAGCATCCAAATAAGTCACTTCAGGAGCTTTGGGACATCTGTGAAAGAGGCGACTGGATGCTTTTTTTATTGCGAAAAAAATATTCGGTACCAACATCGATTTATCGAGAAATGGCATGGGAATTTGCTGCCGGTGTCATCCTATATGCTGGTAGAAACAAAGACGTTTGCATTGAAACGTTAGATGTGGTTTCTCAATTTCTCGATGGTAAATGCCCTCAAGAGGATCTCATGAAAGCTGCTTATGATGCTGCTTTTGCTGTTTATGGTGCTGCTGTTAGTGCTTATGCTAACATTATCAGACATTTCGTGCCAAAACTGAGCGAAGTTTCAAAATAAAAATCAAAGGAGGTAAATAAACGAAACTCTGGCGACTGCAGCAGATGGTGCGATCCGTATTTTTTTTAAACTTTAGCCATAAAAGGAATGGCAGTAAATTTTTCGTTCTTCCAGAAAACAACCGAATAAAAACGGATCAATTGGGTTCAAGTCCCATTGCAGTCTTACCTGAAAAAAGGAGAAAAAAATGTGGGAACACAAACCACTTGCTGGTGCTATTGGCGTAGTTACAGCAAACTATGAAATATTGTCTTATCCCAAAAATGCGTTGGATTTAATAGAAAGAATAGCACGCACGTGCTATAAGAGTGAAAATAAAATTACCTCGGATAGTGCTCCAGAATTCGTAAGGAATCTAATAGATACTGGTCATGACTCAATGCTCGAATTTGGCACAATTATTGTCAAATTTATTTCTAATCGTGGATTCACTCATCAGCTTGTTAGGCATAGATTATGCAGTTTCGCACAGGAAAGTACAAGATATTGTAACTACTCAAAATTTAAATTCAACAGTATGATTCAGGTTGTTGATCCGTCTGATATGTTGAAAATGAAAATAAAAGACGAAAACAAAAGACAATTAATTAATTTGCGAATAATGGATGCGTGGATAGCAGCGAATGATGCATACATGCAGTTGCTCTCTCTCGGTGCCACTCCTGATGTCGCTCGAGAAGTCCTCCCAATAGGTGTGAAATCCGAGATTACAATCAAGACCAACCTGCGCGAATGGCGTTACATCCTAAAGCTTAGAACGAGCAAGAAATCACATCCCAGAATGAGGGAATTAATGATCCCATTGGCAAAAGAGTTGGCAAAACTCATACCAGTAGTATTCGATGATTTGGTTCAAAATGAGTCGTAGCAAAAGAATCCCAAAAAAAAAATAAAAAGGGAATATAAAGCGATTCCAATAGAACCATATTGGAGGCCAAAAATAAGAAAGGATTGCGAAAAAGTCAAGCGCCCATGTCTGTTCGTTTTGTGCAAATATAACCTATATGTGGATCTCACACCTAGTGGCGGACTCATCTTGAATTTTCCAAATCTAGAACCGTGCCAAATGGAGGAAAGTTGCGCACTGGATATTGCAGAGAGAGGAGGGGTATCCGAAGTAAAAGCTCTGACAAATTTACTCAACCTGACGGATAGATATTGTTACAGAATTTGTGAGAATATCATCAGTAAATTGAAGAAAAGGATCAATAAGGATCAGAATCATGAGTTGAAAGAAATTTACGAGGAATTTCAAAGACTTCGTTGAAGGAAAAAATAATGGATAAAGAAATGCAACAAGAGTGCCAGAACTGCAAAAAACTAGGTTCTGAAATAATTGATTTCAGAACCATAATTAGACTTTATAAAAAAAGATATGCTCTTCTTCATTCGCAATTTGCAGGAATGTTAGTCGACCTGGATGAAGAGGTCAAAGCGAGACGAAGAGAAGCGGAAAATTATCAACGAAAATTAATGTTTTTGCGAGAGGAATTAAGGGATACTGAAACCGATTTGCGAGACGAAAAAAAGAAAAAAGAAATATTAATAAAGTACATTGATGAATTGCATGAAACAATCAAGGATATAAGAAAGCGGTATGAATATTGCTATAATCTCAAAGACCAGATCGATATGTGGATAAACAAAATCAAACAAGGAAAAAAATAATGGATAAAAACAAAACACTAGCAGAACAGGGATACATGATATCGGTTCTCGACTCACGGCCAGACCGGATCTTCATTGGGAGAAGATCTGAATACGAAAAAAAAACTGACGAATGGATACTCTCTGAGGCATTCGTTATCACTGGCTATCGAGTCAATGGCGTCATTGGGCTCGCGAGTGATGGACCCGGGAATGGAACCCTTCACGGGAATGGAGATGTGAGAGTGAGAGTACCAGCGTTACAGCTCTCGCATTCGATAGAATTATCAGAGAAATGGAGAAACTATTATGATCAGCTATCACGACGTTATCGTCGCTAAAGACGCTGTCCTCGAAGGGACGTACGACGAGAAGTATTCGAGCAACCTTTTACGTTTGTTTCTGAAGAAAAAGTTTCTCAATGAAATGCCAACTCACCATTCTGGCTATGGCAATGGCAGTGGCGCTGGCTTTGGCGCTGGTTATGGCTGGGGCACTGGCGATGGTTCTGGCTATGGTTCTGGCTATGGTCTTGGCGATGGCTCTGGCTATGGAGATGGCCAAGGCAGTGGCGATGGCGATGGCTATGGAGATGGCCAAGGCAGTGGCAGTGGCAATGGCGGTGGCTATGGAGATGGCGAGGTAGGATGATAACTTATCACGACGTTATCGTCGCTAAAGATGCCGTACTCGAAGAGGTTTACGAGGAGAAGTATTCGAGTGACCTGTTGCGTTTGTTTTTGAAGAAAAAGTTTCTCGTAGGCATCCCGAATAAAACTGATGGCGCTGGCGATGGTGATGGCTGGGGCAATGGCAATGGCTATGGCCATGGCGATGGTTGGGGCGATGGCAGTGGCTCTGGCAATGGCAATGGATTTGGCAGGGGCAATGGCAATGGCAATGGCCGTGGCGATGGCACTGGCGATGGCAATGGCGATGGCAATGGCTATGGCCGTGGTGGTGGCTCTGGCAATGGCACTGGCGATGGCTGGGGTGATGGTGATGGTTATAGCACTGGCGATGGCTATGGCGATGGTGAAGGCGATGGCTATGGCGATGGCTATGGCGATGGTGGTGGCTATGGCAATGGCACTGGAGAAATAGAAAAGGAGTGAAAATGTCCGACGAAAAATTTGATTATGAAAAAGCGTATTTGGAATCGCAAGAAACATGCCGAGCGTGGTATGAGAAATACGAAAAGCTGAATAAAGAATATGAACGTGCTTCCATTTTGCACGCAAGGGAATATGCCGACTGCAAAGAAGAATGCCAAGAATGGAAGGATAAATACGAAAAACTGAATGAAGAACATCAAAAACTTGCGGCAGTTGATATGCAGCAATTATTGAATCATTTTTCTAATGAGAAATCACAACTCTTTGACATTATTTCTGAATGTAAATGCGATTTAGAGAAAAAGAAAGAAGAATGCCAAAAATGGAAAGAAGAATGCCGAAAATCGGAGGATAAATACGAAGATCTTCAAAAGGAATGTGCTGTTCTCAAAGATCAGGTTGAGGATTGGAGAGCAGCATTGAAAAGCTGGATAAAAGTATGCCAAAAGTTGGAAAAACAATATCAAAAATTGGCAGTTGATCAGCTGCAGCAAGAATGGAAAGAGGAATATTAAAAAATAACAATATCAAATGATTATGTGCTAAAATGGACAAAATGAAAAAAATATGAAGAAAAGTGATGAAAAACAGATTTATGAGCGCCAACCTGGCGAAAGTAAAAGAAGTTTTGCGCTGTTCTTGCAATGGCTAAGGGAAGAGCGCCCTAGATCAGTAAAGACGTTTGCTAAGAAGGTGGGTAAGCCAGAGGGTACAATTTGGCGTCTTCACTCAACGAAAAACTGGGGTGAACGCACTGACATCTGGGATAGAGCTCAGGACAAGGCCGAACATAAAGCGATTCTTAGCGAACGTGAGCGGATCGTTAGGCGGCATCTTAGGGCTATCGAGAAGCTTCATCGACTGGGTGAGCAAAATCTCGATATCCTGCTGTCCCATCTCGAGCAGGAAGGTGTTGAGCTAAAAGGGAAAAATCTGTCACCTCGTGACGTGCGAGAGATTTTGAAAACTTCGACTGAGCTTGAACGGCTCATCATAGGCGAGGCCACTGAGCGAGTAGAGACTCAATGGGACCTGTCGAAACTCTCAGTGGAAGAACTTCAAACACTCAAGGAACTAAAAGAAAAGGCAAAGAAGGAGACTTAGAATGACAAAAAGAAGCAGTTTGATCGTCGTCAAAAAATATCTCGAAACACCTGACGAAATCTCCCCAAATGGATCCAAAGTGGATCTTGCGGAACTCAGAGATTTAAAGGCGAACGTTCCTCAGGAAGAAATCGATGAACTCGGAAGGCAAGCTCTTGAAGAACTTGAGAGATTAGGAGTGCCAATCTGAACGGTGCGTTTCCCAGTGATATCGAAATTGATCGACAGCTCGTCGAGAGGGGGGGGCTCGCGGCCTTTGTAAGGATCGCATTTTCCATTGTCCTACCTGGTATCATCTATCGACATAATTGGCACATCGATTTGATTTGTGATCGTCTCGAAAAATTTGCGAGAGGAGAAATCCGAAAGCTGCTCATCATGGTTCCTCCTGGGACGATGAAGACCCTGCTCACGGGTGTCTTTTTCCCAACCTGGCTCTGGATTGCATATCCATCGAACAAATTTATCTACGTCACCTATTCTGGGAAACGTACACTCAAAGCTGCGCGGCAACACCGTGATCTCGTCCAACACAAGTGGTTTCAGGAGCGTTGGGGACATGTTTCGATTCCGTACCAAAACACTCATGCAGCGTCATTTTTCGAGAACACTCACAAGGGATTTCGGTTTTCAACATCGACAGGTGGTGAGGTAACAGGCGAGCATGCGAATATCATTTGCGGAGACGATCTGAATAAAGCTCAGGACGCTACTGGAAAATTCGACTTCAACATTACAGGTCTCGACAAAGCATGGGAGTTTTGGTCCGAGACACTTCCGACTCGTCAAGGTGATCCTCGCACGACTCGTCAAATGCTGATTGGCCAATGCCTCCATGAATGCGACGTCCCTCAAAGATGGATGAAGCTGAGCGAAAAATTAACTCAGAAAGTACATGTTCTTTGTCTTCCGATGCGCTACGAGTCAGGACATCCGCTCGTATGTACTGAGGATCCCAGAGAGGAAGGCGAGCTTCTCTGGCCTGAACACATGCCGGAAGAAGAACTTGCTGATCTCGAGAAAACACTTGGCCCTGCTGCTACTGCTGCCCAAATGCAGCAACGACCCAGCCCAGTAGGGGGAGCAGTTTTCAAACGGGCGTGGTTCATTAATTTCTGGAAAGAACTCCCCAACCATCTATTCAAGGTACAGAGCTGGGACCATTCATTTGGGTCCATGGGTGAAAATGCATCATGGGTAGTAGGGCAGGTTTGGGGGCAAAAGGGAGCTGATAAATACCTCATCGACCAGACCAGATTCAAAGGCGAGTTTCCTGAAATGATCTCAAATGTTGAAACTATGACGGCAAAACATCATGATGTAATTACGAAATTATTTGAGAAAAAAGCAGCTGGTGTGTTCATTGTTCAGCAGATGAAAAGAAAAATAGTTGGCATGGTTTATGTCGAAGCATCGAGCGCTACCGGAGGGAAGTTGGCACGGGCTCAATCCATCACAGGCATTTGTCAGGCTGGCAATGTTTGGCTGCCTCATCCTACTGACGCGAGGCTCTTTGGGAGACCTCATCCATGTCCGTGGGTGCACGATTTTATCGAGCGAGTATGCAGTTTCAAAGGCGTGAAGGGTGATATAGCTGACGAGGTTGATACAATGAGTCAGGCACTCCGTTATCTTGAGGATATCAACTCAAATCGTTTTGCCGAGGCCATGGAGAGATTGAAAAATGAAAGATAAGATCGAAGAAGCGAAAATTCATGGTGGATATATGAGCCGCCTAGACGCCTGGGTCAATAGTATCACCGGTCTCGGCTCATTGGCTGCCGACAAGCTCCGATCATACGTTGTGGAACAAAGCCAACAGGAGGATTACTCCGAGTTGGCGATTCTCTATGACGAAGATCCTCTGGCAGCCCGTGTAGTGGATCGAAAAGTCGAGGAGTCGATGAGAGGGGGGCTCATCATTGATTCTCGATCTCAGAATATCAATGAAGACAAAAAGAAAGAGTACGTCGAACAGATCACCATAGAACTCGAAAAACATCGAGCACTAACGAAATTCATCAATGCCGCATGCTGGGGGCGCGTCTTCGGACTTGGCATACTTCTTGTGGCAGCCGATGATGGCGGCGTGCCAGAATCCCCACTGAATCTAGAGAAAATACGAAAAATAAAATATGTGAATGATTGGGATGCTCGGGATGTGAAGGTTGAGAAAATCGATGATAATTCTGAATCCGTTACGTTTCGTGAACCGCTTTTGTATCGATTCCAATCTGCAACTCAAAACGAGATTTGGCATGCTTCTCGAGTCATTGCGTTCGAGGGGGCTCGAACATCGTACCGATCAAAGCAGGAAAACAACAATCATTCGTATTCTATTTTTCGGCGTGGCAAACAGGCTATTCTTGAATTCAATTCGAACATGGCCAGTGTTTCGAACATGATGACTGACGCCAGCCAAGGCGTTTTAAAAATTAGACAGTTTTTCGAGACAATGGGTGGTCCTCTTGAGGAGCACATGAAAACCAGGCTCAGCATCATGTCTCTGTCGAGATTCGTAGGGAGAATACTTCCAATCGATACCGAGGAGGATTTTGAACACAAGGAACGTGCATTTTCTGGAATACCAGAGGTGATTGATAGGAGCATGATTAGGGTATCTGGAGATTTCGGGTATCCGGTTACGACGGCATTCGGACGTTCTCCAGCTGGTGAAAATGCCACCGGTGACGCTGATATCCGGTTTTATTACGATCGAGTGGGTGCCTATCGATTTCATGAAATCAAACCGAATTTGAATAAAACAGTACAAATGTTTGCCGCTGCTTTGAGGATTCCTGAACCGGAAACATGGAGGGTCGATCTTCCGTCCCTTTGGCAAATGTCTCCTCAGGAAGAAAGTGACGAGCGAAAGAAAATTGCTGAAACGGATGACATTTATATCATGAATGGTGTATTGAGACCTGAAGAGATCGCCATCGAAAGATTCGGTGGCGATGGATATTCGGGTGAGGCACCATCAATTGATATCGAGGAACGCATGGCTGCACTAGAATCGATAGCTGACGTAACATCAGTAGACAGAATAAATGAAATGGTTGAGGCAAAATTGAACGAAGCTCAACCTGAAGCTCAACCTGAAGTCCAACCTGAAGTCCAACCTGAAGTCAAATCGCAGATGGGTGATGTAAATAAAGATATGATGGAAGGGATTAAAACTACTCTGGCAATTGCCGAGCAACTCGTAAAAATGAAAGCGCCTGATGTAATTGTCAGAAGGATCGTATCGAAAGTGCTTGTCGATTTGTCGATTGATGATGCGGAAACACGTGCCATTTTGGAACAGGCAGAATTTAAATGGTACACCCAGGTCCAGACTGAGATCACATCAGGACAAACAGAAGAAGAAGTTGTTGGTGAATCTGGAGTGAAAAAACAGGAAGAGCCGCCAGAAGAAGAAAATAAGAAGAAGGAACGTACTGATGCCAACGTGAAAGCGGAGCCCACTGGCACGCAGGGGAAAATGGCTGTGCAGACAGTTTTGTTCCCGAGTGATTGGCCTGAATCGAAAGTAAAATTCTGGCTCAAAGAGCACGACTACAAATACAGTAATCTCGACAAAACCGAAGGCAAATGGCGTGCCAGACAATTCAATCCTGAGCACTTCGAGGAAAAATCATTCAGAACGAAAGAGATTGATAAAGGTGTTCAAATTGTTACAGGTAGGCTAAAAGCCACAAGGGAGGCAAAGTGAAAGAAAAAGGAATTACTCGCATCAAAGAGACGGCTGGCCAGGATGATAAATTAGTTCGGAAAGCGTTGCGTGAGGCGTATCCATTTGGACCGCGCGAGAATCATCCATATAAGATCTGGCTCGATGAGATAAAAAAGCAAAAGAAAATAATCCAGTGACTTCCCTTCCAACAGCGGCTGAAAGCGCCTACGTGAATCAGCTCAAGAGGACCTGGGCATGGGCTCAGGGTGTAATCCTTCTCGGACTCGAGCCACTATTTGACGTGTGGCCTACTAACGAGGAGGAGCAGCAGCGTACTGATGCTGAGCCACCTCGTATTCGTCCAGCACAGCCAGAGCTGACTCGAGCATTGGGTCCGGATCCGAGACGACGAACATCCCGTGGACCTCTCGCTACACCTCCGAGAAGGGGGTTCCTATCAGACGCAGATCTCTCACGAATCTATCCACATATCGATGCTCAGGACATTCGTGAGTACGCGCCGTGGGCTGCGCGCGGGCGCGAGGAAGTCAGGCGCGTAGCTTTTCCTGCTGGTTCTGATCCTACTGATGAAGAGATTGAGAGGGCTGTCCAAGAAGCGGTTAATGCTCAGAAGGTTCGTGAGAGACCTCCGGAAGTTCGTCAGAGACCATCTATCCCCAAGGCCGGCGTGCTTTCTCGTATGGCTCCTGTCGTGTTTAATTCTGCTGGGAAACCGTTCCTCCCCCCTGTTGTTCGAGAGCTGACATCTGGATCCATCCAGGCGCAAATAGGATGGATCCAAGATGCGCTTCAGTACGGACTCACGAATCGAAATCTCGACGAAATAATCGTGCCAATGAGTCAGAGAGTAGATCAATTCACATCGATGAATCTGGCACGATCATTGAGGATAGATCCACGTCGTGGCCCTATCGGATTGCTACATTTGATCAATCAGTGGCGTGATGCGAATATAAGCCTAATCGGTAATGGGATCGTGGCCCGCACCGCGAGTTCACGAGTTCGTTCTAGACCGAGCATGCTCGAGGACATTTCGAGGATCGTGGAAGAGCATCATAATGCCGGCCTGCGTGCCGAAGATCTTGCTCGTGCTATTCAAGAACGATACCAAATAAGCGATGCCAGAGCCGAACTCATCGCTCGAGATCAGATACTGAAACTCAATGCCAATATCACGAAATCTCGTCAAGAGAGTGCTGGTATTCGTGAATATAAATGGGTGACTAGCAGTGACGAACGTGTGCGCCCAATGCACCTCGCCTTACACAATTCGATCCAAAAATGGAACCAGCCTCCGGAAGTCGCTCCTGGTAGATACGAGCATCCAGGTGGCGATTATCAATGCCGATGTACTTCGTCGCCAGTAGTTCCTGAATGGTTGCAATAAATTATTGACATGTCATCACCCTGGTATATACTGATAAGATGAATAATCACATGCAAAACACCTGGCCCCTTCATAGGGGCCAGGTATGGAGGATAAATGGTCGACAAATCCAAATCTTTTGATCCTGTTAACCAGCCGTTTCATTACACGTATGGAGACATAGACGCCATTGATGCTATTGAATCGTGGAAACTCGGGTTCCACGATGGTAATATTGTGAAGTACCTAGCTAGATATAAGCATAAAGGCGAGCCTTTGCAGGATCTGAAAAAGGCTCGATGGTATCTGGATCGACTAATAGAAATTTGGGAAAGGAAAAATGCTAAAAACACAAGCAAAGGTTAAAGAGTTTCTGGATGCAATGGATGTGCCACTTCACAACAAAGACCGTCCTGGATTAAGTGGTATAGATTTTGATTTACTCCGTTCCCTCGTAAAAGAGGAGGCGGAAGAATTTGATAAGGCGATGGAATATCTTGATGCATGCCGCTGCTTTACGCACGGACCAGAAACTACCAATCTAATAGAGGAGTGGGCTGAGGTGATAGATGCAGTCTGTGACCTCATCTATCACCTCAATAATGTATCAAATATGATGGGTATCGATCTCGAGCCATTCTTCGAAGAGGTTCATCGTGCCAACATGGAAAAAGCTGGTGGACCTCGTAGAAAAGATGGCAAGGTCTTGAAGCCTCCTGGTTGGCGCCCTCCACATTTGATACCAATACTTCTAGACCAGCTCAAAAAATGACCTATAAACGCCGGGGAAAACCCCCTCCAAAAAAAACACCATGGACGTGCCAACTCCATCAGAGTCAGCTCACATGGCCGTTTCGTCGAGACAACGGACGGTGGGTATGCCGATTCTATCGTGGACCATTTGATTGGCCATGTAAACAAGGTATCGATCATACTGATACCACTGTCCTACCATGTTTTGATCGCGACGAATATTGTCAAAAAAAAAATGCTATAGCGAAAAAGAGGTATTGATTATGCAAGAGTGGATCATTCGGAGTCTGTCTGAATAATCAGATCCATTTCGAATAATAAATCACCCTTGTCATTTCTCGTTGTCAAAATATATTCTCTGTGACAAAACGAACAGGTTGCAGAAATGCTTACCTCCTCAGCATTATACACAATAGATGGATATGAAAATTTCTCTTCATTACAAATACATGGCACAGTTTTTGACACTTTATGATACCAAATATCCGTATTGAAATAGTCGTCAGAGATCTCATTTAAATCTGGGAGTTTGGAAAACTCCCAAGAAGACGAGCTTTTTTTACACTTGCATTCTTTTTGGCACGCTTTTTTTATTGCTGCTGCTGCAGCTTCCCAATTTTCTTTCATCCGCACGGAAAGTCTTTTCCATGCGGTTTCAGATGCATTCCTCAAAAGATCTTTTTGACTAGCCTCAAAACCTATTTGTCCTAACGTTTTATCGAGTTTTGGCATGATTATTTACCAGTCTTGCTAGGTGACTCACACATTTTAGCTTCTTCGTTTTTCTTTTCATATCCCTCCTTTCCCTCCTTGATTACTGAGATGAACTCTGTTACTCGGCACGACTTGCACACATCGCTTTTATAATACGATTCATCGCTGTAATTCGCACATACCTCACATGGCCTATCATTCGCCCACCCCAATTGGCAAGCGACTAACATCTTTTCCCCGTTTTTCTTTTTTATCTTTTCATATTCAATGATGATGGCAGCAGCAGCAGTCTCCCAAGCTAATTCTGTTTCTGAAGATAAATCATGCCATTTGTTAGATATCATTATTTTATTACCAGCCAAACTTTCAATTGCTGCTTCATAAGCTATTTGACCTAGAGTTTTACTCATCTCTTCCTCCGCCTTATCAAATTCTTCCGCCTCCTCTTTTACGAGGGAACGGAGTAAATCAAAATCTATACCACTTAATCCAGCCTTGTTCAACTGACATAATCCATGCCAATTTTATGTAAGATTTTATTTTGAAACTTCGCTCAGTTTTGGCACGAAATGTCTAATAATTCGCGCTTGCTGACATTGAATAGAATCAGAAGACGCAGAAACAGCAGCAGCAGAAGCAGAAGCAGAAACAGCAGCAGAAGCAGAAACAGCATAAGTATAAATAGCAGCAGCAGCAGAAGCAGAAACAGCAGCAGCATAAGCATAAGCAGAAGAAGCAGAAACAGCAGAAACAGCAGCAGCAGCAGCATCAGCATAAGCATAAGAAGAAGAAGCATAAGCATAAGAAAAAGAAGCTAAAGAACATTCACCATTGAGAAATTGAGAAATCACATCTAACATTTCAACGCAAACGTCTTTGGTTTCCCCAGCATACGGAATAACATTGGCAGCAAATTCCCATGCCATCTCCTTATAAATAGATGTTGGCACGGAATATTTGCTGCTCAATAAATAAATCATCCAGTCGCCTCGATGACAGATATCCCAAAGATCCTGAAGTGATTTGTTTGGATGTCGTCTGATCCATTTTTTTGCATCATTGCAAATTTCAATATCTTTCAGTTCTTTGAATGCACTCATTGTGCCACTTCGCTCAGTTTTGGCACGAAATGTCTAATAATTTGTGCTTGAGCATTAGAAACAGCATCAACAGCATCAACAGCATCAGCAGCATCAACAGAATCAGAAGACGCAGAAACAGCAGCAGCATAAACAGCAGCAGACGCAGCTCGAGCAGCAGAAATTGAGGAAACAAGCCTTGCTTGAGCATGAGCAGCATGAGCAGCATGAGCAGCAGCATGAGCAGCAATATTAGCAGCATACGCAGCATCATCAGTAGAAACATAAGCAGCATCAGCAGCATCAGCAGCATTAGATTTTATGAGTTCTTCTAACGAACATTCACCATTGAGAAATTGAGAAACAATGTCTAATGTTTCGATGCAAACGTCTTTGTTTCTACCAGAATATTGGATCGCACCAACAGCAAATTCCCATGCCATTTCTCGATAAATTTCTTTTGGCACGTAATAATTTTTCCGCAACAAAAACAGCATCCAATCGCCTCTTTCACAAATGTCCCACAGTTCTTGAAGTGATTTGTTTGGATGCTCATTAATCCATTTTCTTGCTTCCGAACAAATATCAAGATCGCCCAGTTCTTTTAATGCACTCATCACACCCTCCTGAATTTCATCAATGTAGATGTATTTCTCCAGGTCCTTATCTTCCATGATTTTATAAAGATTTGGTGCTCTTTCTCTCGAGCGCCAAGCTTCCCCATTTATCAATTCACTCATGGCACGATTCATATACCATCGTTGCATTTCATCAAGGCGAATTTCATCCAGGTCATCAGCCCTGAGTGCATCAGCTAGAAGAGTCCATATGGACTCTTTGTCTCCAGTATGCCAACAACTCAATAGTTTATTCCTGAAATTTGTTTCTTTATTCATGATCCCCTCCAACCTTATACTTTAAGTATACACCAGGGTATTGACCAATGCAAGAGAAAAATGAATAAAAAAATAAAAAAAAGGCTCGATACTGACCATATCGAGCCTAAGGTTAAAGGATTAAGGACTAAGGACAAAGGGGGTGAAAGAGTACAGTTTTATTTTAGGTTATATCATCCAACTTGTCAATAATAAAAAACCCTATGATTTCTTGTAGATGCCTACGAACCCGAGCTCTTCCAGTTTTTCCACAGGAAAACTGTGAGATACTTCTACAGGTGGGCCGATATCGTACTCTTGAGAAATAAACCCCATGCATTTCACACACTTGCAATCCAATTCAACAGTGGCCTCTTCCGGTGAATCGGATTTGATGTAGATTTTTTCGTGTTTGGTAGAACAATTGCACAGCCAGCCTGGGGGACCATTAAGTATTGGAAAATTCATTGTTTCTCTCTTTCCGCCAAATATGCTCTCATTATCTCATCCTTAGATTTTAACAGAGAACGTAATGCTACTGTTCTCTCCCTGTTCATTGGCACGTTTCTGATAATCCAGTGACCCAGGTCATCATATTGTTGAGACACATACCGCAACTCTGGTTGGACCCATTTAGAAGTAAAAAACTGTGCCAAGTATTCATCATTCATCGTTTATCTCCAATGGAATTTCTTCTGAATAATAAATAGGTACCACCCTGCCATATACTCTGAATTCTCTTGAAGTATTTTGTTTTTCAACTACAACAATAATTGTATACACCCCATTCACAATGGAGTAGTCATCTTCATCACATCTTTTTGCGTATTCTATTGAGGCATCATGAAAGCTTAATGCCTCTATCTCTACAGGAGTATCTTTATCAGCATAGAGATTGTCAGTGTCATAACATCGAAAAATATTATTATTATTATTCATTTACCCATCCTTTCTTTTTAGCAAACCAACGTTTTACCCAAAGCATGCCAGGTATGTCTGAATGCTCATCGATTTCTGAACTACTACTGATAGCAGCTTTCGGTATCCATTCATCTCCTATGC